TTTCTATTGCGATGGCGTTACAAGCAGCTTATGAAACAGGCATTTATAATATGCAAACCGTAGGAGATTTGCAGGATTTCGTAGCAGATGTAGAACCTTCCTTAAAGTATTCGAATTTAGACAAAAATAAGCCAGAAAAGTTAATTGATTTTGATAAAAAAGTGTATAATGATAGTAACGGACCAATAGAAGCACCCAACCCTTCATGTACTGAAGATGTTTGTAGTCCCTCATTATGGGTGCCTGCTAGGGGTTTATGTTTATACTGTAACTATAGAAGATCATAGGAGGATTATTTTGGTAACATTATCACAACA